AGCGCAGGCTATGGGAGCGCCGGAAATAATGGTGGAGTGGACAGGCTACGCGGAGGTACAGATAAGCCACACAGTTACCGTCCCTATCGGTGGAACGTCCAGCAGGCAGGAAATGGCAGACGGGAACCAAGAACACGACATCAGCGTGGAGGATATTATCGAAGCACTGCAAGACTTGGAAGACATCGACAGTTGGAGTGTCTACGATGTAGACATCAACTCCTCAGAAGATGACGGAGACGCAGACGGCGATGACACCGAGGGACTGTAAAGACCAGAGCGCTAGTCCTGTATCGTATTGCCCAACACCAGGCAATCCGATCGACGGACACGCACTCGGTACGCCTTGCAGGTAATCCAGTAACGGGATTACCCGCAGCGCCCCATACCTCTAGGCAAAAGAAGGAGCGCCTAGACGTATGGGGCGCCGGCGCACCACCACACAGACCGCACCACCCAAACAAAAAAAGGATGAAACAAAAATGAACAGAACACTAAAAGCATTACAGAAAAAAGCACGCAAGATAGCCAAAGCAAGCCCGCGCATGACGTACCAAGAAGCCGAGGACAGTTGGGAGCAGTACATGATAGACAAGGCCAACAGCCCGCACGAGTTTGACAGCGCGGTAGACGAGTGGGAAGCGCCGGACGATTGGTACGAGTTTGACAGCGCGAAAGCGGACTACTGGTGGAACGACGGACAGCAAGCACACCCCACCCGCGCCGAGCTAATCAAAGCACCGCGCAACAAGCGGAAAGAGCGCCTAGCCCGCACTCTGGCCTTCATCATCGGAGCAGGCACCACCGCGCTAGTTATCGTGGCAGTGACACCCCTCACCTAACAGAAAGGCGAGAAGCCCCCGGCCAGTGGTCGGGGGTTTTTTTGCGCCCAAAAATTTCGCCCTACGGGGTGAGCATGAGGCACGCTACGCGCACAAACTATTAGCCCCCCCAAAAAGCATGGGGGGGCGGAAAAGTCAAAGGCTAAGAAACTCGGAAGCTCCTGCGTCGCTATTAGCATTGGCGTTAGCCCGAGAGCATGGGCAACGCCAAACAATTCAGGTGGTTACGCTCGGTGAATGGTTAGGTATCACCCAACCAAACACTCATTTTTCATTTTTTTCATTTTCTGACTACGGTAGAATGGGGGGATGGATTTGGTGAAGAGTTCTCTTGACGAAAAAATTTTGGCCAACGCTCGTAAGTCTCATTCTGAGATCGCGTTGCTGACGGGCTTGGATGCGGCGTATGTTGCGGAGCGCCTTGCGGCGTTGTTGGATTCGCCAGATTATTTGTCTGACCGCCAGGAGGAGCGCCTGCTTCTTTTGGAGGCGGCGGCGTTCAAGGACAAGATGAACGACATTTTGGATGGTGTCGATCATGAGGACGCTGCGGGTGTGGCGTCGGTTGCGAACGTGGTGTTGCGGTCTATGAAGTTGATTGCGGAGCGCTTGGATTCTCGGAGGAAGCTTGTCGATGATGACATAAACAAAATTACGGAGGCTCATGCAAAGATTTTTGCTCAGGCTTTTGATTTGGCGTTGCAGCATATCGTGATGGGCTTCCGCGCTTTTGACGGGGTGCCGTCCGATGAGGAGATTGATATTCTGGTGGAGGATGGTTTGAAGAAGGCAAGCAGGGTGTTGAGTGCAAACTTATCTTGATTCGGTTTTTGATGGCGCTTTGGGTGAGATGCGGCACAAGTCCCGGAATCGCCTATACCAGAGCGACCCCGATGCTTGGCTGTGGGATGTTTTGGGCAAGCGCTGGTATTCAAGGCAGTCCGAGATTGCCCAGAGTTTTATTCACAACACTCGCACCGCTGTAAAGTCTGCGAATGGTTGCGGGAAGTCTGCGGTTGTTGCTGACCTGATTACTTGGGTGGTGGCAACGACTATTCCCCAGGAGACTTTGTGTATCGTTTCGGCGCCCACCATGTCTCAGGTGGAGAAAGTTATTTTCGCCTATCTCAAAGTCAACAAGGGCGCCGCGAGGTTGCGGGGCATGGACTTGCCGGGTCGCATCACGGAAATGCTGGAGTGGAAACTGGACGGCTCGGACGGGGCAGAGTTTTTGGTGTTCGGTAAGCGCCCACCCGACCAGGACATTGTGAACTCGTTTCAGGGGACTCGTAAGAAGAACACGAAGGTTTTCCTGGATGAGGGTGGCGGCTTGCCTCCGGCCATGTTCACCGCCGCCGAGGCTGTGGCTACTGGTGCGGGCTCGGGGCAGCTTGTTATTGGGAACCCGGACAATCGCGGGACCGAGTTCTACAAAATTTTCAATGACCCTGTTTTGATGCAGGACTGGTCGCGCTATACGATTAGCGCTTTTGATCTTCCAACCTTCACGGGCGAGATTGTGTATGAGGACCCGGAAAAGCAACAGTCCATGCTGGATGGTCTCACCAGTGTGGAGTGGGTCGAACACAAGAAGCGGGCCTGGGGCATTGATTCTGCACGGTACAAGTCGAAGGTCCTGGGCGAGTTTCCTGATGAGGCGGATACGTCATTCTTCTCGCAGAAGGTTATTGACCGTGCGGCTGACACTGACATTCCGGTTGACGAGGACATTCGCCCCATTCTGGGCCTTGACGTGGCGCGGTTTGGTTCGGACGAGAACGTTCTTTTTTCGAATCAGGGCGGTAGGGTTAGGGAAATAGATCGCTGGTCCAAGTTGGACTTGATCGAAACGGCGAGGAGAGCCCATGGCCATGCTCAAAGACTTGTGGCGGATATTCTTAATGTTGACGTCAATGGCGTCGGTGGCGGTGTTGTTGATTCTTTGCTCCGTCTTGATGAGTTTGTTGATGCTGTTTACTCTGTTGGGTCTATCAATGGCGCTAATTCTTCTCCCGATGTGGCTCGTTGGCACAACGCTCGTGCGTGGCATTACGACACGTTTCGGGAGTTAGCGGCGACGGGCGATCTCGATTTGCCTTTTGAGGACAAGAAGTTGCGGGAGGAAATGATTTCGCAGACGTACAAGTTTTCCCCCAAGGGCGCTATTTTGATGACGAGCAAGGAAGAAATGCGTAAGCATGGGATTAGCTCACCGGACACTTTGGATGCTGCGATTCTTTGCACGATCGATCATGCAGGTAGTGGTTTGTCCCCTGGTGACATTGTTCAGGCAGATGAGGATGACGACGAGCCCGCGTTTTACGGCGATGGATACTGGTAAGATTGTTCTATGGGTATTTTAGATAATTTTTTTGAAAACCGAAGAACTTCTCAGGGTCTTTTGGAGCAGATTAGCGAGCTTACTAAAGACAATTCTTTGCTTGCTGAGAGCTATTCGGCAATGGCACACGCGACGGCAGCCTTTGACGAGGCCGGCTGGAAGCCTCTGTACCAGGCGCAGCAGACCGGGGTTCAGCTAAACCAAGTCCAGGAGGTCTCCGAGAGTGCCCGGAAGCAGACCACTAGCAACTCTTTGCTGAAGCGCGGTGCCGCCCTTCGTGCAGGGTATGTCTTTGGGCGTGGCTTCAAGATGGCTTCGGACGGCGGGGAGCTTGCCGCTCGACACAAGGCAATGATCAAAAACCCCATCAACCGTAAAGTTTTGTTTAGCAAAGATGCTTGCAAGAAAAACGAGAAGGCGCTATTCACTGACGGTAATTTTTTTGTACGCTTTAACAAGTCAACCAACGTTTTTAGCAGGATTCCCCTTGCTGAAATTTCTGGTTTCGCCCGAGACCCCGATGACCCCGAAACGATTCGCTACTACAAGCGGGAGTACTTGCGCGGCGAGCTTGATTCAAAATCCGAGGGCGGCGTAAGGTACACAACGGTGGAGGTTTGGTATCCGCTGGATTATGTGAAGAACCCTGTAGATAAAATTCAGGACATTCCAGTAGACAGAAATTTTGTCGTAATCGACATAAAGGCAAACGACGACACGGGCGGGCTTTGGGGCGTACCCGATGCGCTGCCGGCTATGCCGTGGGCTTGGGCTTACTCTGAGTACCTGAAGGATGGCTCCAAAGTCCTGAAGGCTCTGGCTTCTATTGCCTGGCAGGTCAGGACCAAGAGTGACCGGGGCGCCAAGAACATTTCGCAGAAGCTCACTAAGAACCGGGACGTGGCGGCAACCGCTGTGACTGGTTCCAATGTCGAGCTGTCTGCGATGCCCAGGAACAACTCTGTTGATTTGAGTACGGGTATGCCTTTGGCCGCCATGACAGCGACTTCTCTTGAAATCAGCGTGAACGCTTTGCTGGCCGGCAGTGGCGAGACTGGCGGGGCGGCTTCTCAGATTATTGACCAGCCCACGCTGAGCGCCGCGTACACGCGCCAGGGTAGCTGGGAAGAGTTCTTCCTTCGCGTTCTGAACGTAATGAAGGTTCCCGAGCCTAGCGTGACGTTCAACAACATCATCGTTGATCCCGCGTACCGCACGGTTCAGTCTCTTGCGACCGCGTGGATGAGCGGGTTGTTTGACGCTGAGATTATGCAGGAAGCTTTCGCGGAGCAAATTGGTATTGAGGCTCCCGGCAAGGTTCCCGATGGCGTGCTTATCCCGAACAATGTGGAAAGCAACCCTAGCGATGGGGCGACTCTTGGTTCCGGCAATCCGAACAACACCGCCACCTCTCAGGGTAACTCTGGTGCCGGCAATGGAGACCTCTCTGATGGCGATAACAACTTGAGAGACTTGGACAATAACCCAAGGTAAAAAATCGTGATATTATTCCGATATGTGTTTACATGAAAACTGCATCGGAAAATCCGCTATCGTTTATCTATCTAGGTAGGTACTGCGTGGTATCATTGACACAATGTCGAAACTTCTTACCGAGCAGTCAAGTTCCCCAACTAAGGTTGGCAATAACTGGCGAGCCATTCTTATTACCCCAGGCCAGGGCTCTTCTGGCATCTATACGGAGGACGTACTGAGAGAGTATGGACCCACCGCGTTTCCCAAGGGCTCGCACTCTTACATTGACCACCCAAGCTGGATGGAAGATGGCCGTTCCGCAAAAAACCTGATGGGTGTTTTGACGGAAAACGCTTACTACGAAGATGGCGTCGGCCTTGTCGCTGAGATTGAGGTTATGCCTCACTGGAAAGAGTTCGTTGAGGCCGTCGCGCCCCACACGGGTCTTTCCATCTATGCAATGGCCAGTGGCGAGTACAACTCAAGGGGCGATTTTGAAATCCTCACCCTCGAAGAAGACATGCAGAATTCCGTTGACCTGGTTTCATATCCGGGCCGCGAAGGATCAAAACTTGCCGACAAGCTGTACGAGGCTGCTGTCTCGAATTTTGTTGGCAAAGAAGTTTCCCCCGAGAAAGAAGTTCTCAAAAAGGGAAAAGGTACTGCTGCACGAAAAGCTGCGGTTCCCAAAATAAATAAGGAAGAAGGATACTCAGATATGGACGTCAAAGAATTGGCCGACAAGTTTGATGCTCTGCCTGCTTTGGTAGCTGACGCTGTTGCGGAAGCCCTCAAGGCTGCGGCGGCTATCCAGGAAGAGGTTGAAGAAGTCAGCGCAGAGGCAGTTGCCGAAGCTATGGTTGCCGCAAACCTCCCGGAAGTTTCCCGCAGAGCCGTGTACGAATCCCTCCGCGCCGGAGGCGACCTTACTGAAGCAATCGAAGCCCAGGTGGCTTACGTTGATTCCGTCAAGTTGCACCTGAAGGAAGAGGCTAAAGCTTCTCCCGTCACCGCCGAGGAAAAACTCATCGTTGATGCTAAAGAGGCAAAAGAGTCTCTCACTGGTCTCTTCAAAATCGCTAAGGTTGGTGCCTAATGGCAATGAACGAAGTGTACAAGGACGGTTTTTCCGTTGAGTACCCAGTCAACACCGCTGTGCGCTCTGGCATGTTTGTTCACCTCAACGGCATTTATGGCGTTGCAGAGACAGACGCTCTTGTAGGCGCAGACACGAACTACTACTCCACCATTCGTATGATTGGTGTGTTTCGTGGTACTACGGAAGATGCGGTCGCAGTTGGCGACCCTCTGTACATCGCGGGAGCAGCCATTTGGGGCACCGCGTTGACCACGACTGCAACCGACAATTTCCTCGTGGGTCATGCCATTGCCGCTAAAGGCGGAACCGCTGGCACGGTCCTCGTCAGAATCAACAACTAAGGACAGGTGACTGACTAATGGCAAGTAAGATCGTAGTACAGGAAGCCATCGACAGCATTGAGGAACGCACCTCTAAGCGTCAGATGGAAGCCGCTAAGCAGCTTCACGCAGCACTGGCAGGCGATAAGCGAGCAACCCTTATGCTCCAGGAGGGTATTTCGTCTAGCGACGTCCCCACCCTGCTTGAGCCCATCGTCAACGTCATCTTCCTTGCGAAGTATGCCGCTGAAGTAAACGTATGGGACCAGATTGCCGACGAGCGACTCGAAGACAACTTCGGGAAGATCAAGTTTGGTGACTTCAACATCGACGCAACTCACTTGAAGGCTGGCGGCGGAGAAGAGTTTATCTCCGGTGGACTTCCTTCTGTGGGCGAGTACGAAGAGTACCAGGCCGTTCCTTACACCACAAGTGAGAGCGAAAAGGAATTCGCAGGCAAAAAGGGTGTTCGCGCCCGTCTGTCATGGGAAACGCTGAAGCGTGTCGGAAACTTCGACATTCTCGACCGGATGACCACGGCGTTTGCTCGTGCGGCTGCTCGCCAGGAAGACCTTTCCTTGGCCAAGCTGTTCGTCACTACGGGTGGAGCTGTTGGAGCCGGGTTCACCGGAAAAGGACTTGCGGGCAACCCCGTACTGGACCTTGATGGTCTTCAGGCCGCTATTGCGGATTCTCGCACGGACACCGTTGACGGCGAACGCGTGTTGGGCTCCGAGTTCAAGTTGGTTTACAGCTCGGCTCTCATGCTGACTGTTCGCAAGTTGTTCGCGGTTCAGCAAATCAAGGAAACCGTATCTGGAGTCGAGAAGACTTTTGATCCCGGACTTTTCTTGAGCCCGTGGAGCCCGATCGAGTTCAACGCTATGGACGCCGTTTCTGGTGGCACTACGGACAGCTTCTGGTTCGTTATGCCCAAGGGACTGCCCCGGCCTCACTTCTGGCAGACCTTCCTCCGAGGCGAGCGCACGCCCCTTATCACCATCAAGGACAGCGGGCATTTCTCACTCGGCGGCGGAGAAATCCCTGCTCGTTTGGGTAGCTTCGAAGACGACGACATTCAGACTCGTATTCGCCACGTCGTTCAGACGTTCCCCATGTTCAAAGACGGCCTTCGCTTCTCAACAGGCGCCGGCTCTTAAGCACTAGAAGTGATAGCCCCCGGCGTTTCGTCGGGGGCTATTCTTTTGTGTGGTAACTTGTATATAACAGCTTCCCTCCTGCTGTAGGACTCCGGCCCGTTGAGCTTACCCCCCTTCCCTAGCTCCGGGCCGGATTCTGTTTTATGGGGTAAAATGGAATCATGGCTAACACAGGAACCGCACCAGTTGATTTCGACACAGACGTAGGTAAGGTGCGCCTTCTTATTGGTGACACCGTGCCTGAAAACGTGGCCGCCGGCGAAGGTGCTTATATGTACTTTGGCGACGACGAACTTGCGGCCTATGTCACCATGTATGGCGATAACGTCAAGCTTGCTGCCGCCAGGTGCCTAGAAACCATTGCGTCCTCCCAGGTATTGCTCCTGAAAGTTTGGTCCTCTGACGACCTCTCAGTGAGCGGCGACAAGGTTGCCGAGTCTCTTCGCAAGATTGCACAGCAGCTCCGCGAGGAAGCCTTGCAGGAAGAATCTTCAATGTACTTTGAAATGATCCAAATGTTTGTTGACAACAACGAAGACGGCATAGCCGACGACCCGTGGTGGAACTAACATGGGGTTCTCGCAAGCCTCCAACATTGACTTTGCCAAAATCTCCACCGAAATGCAGTGGGTGTCTAAGCGCTGGTTCAACGGCACAATCCAAATAATTGACCCCAACCTTGAGAACCTTGTCTGGAATGAGTGGAGCAATACTGGCTCCACCACGGAAACGCTTCTGTGGACCGGCAAAGCAAAGATTACTCCTATTGCTTCTGCGGCAACGGAAAGCAACGCTGGCATGGCGCTCATGGGCGGGCGCAGGGTTCGCTTCCACGTTCCGCTTGATGAGGCCCGGATATTTGTGAGAAAAGGGCTTATTGTCCGTGTGACGGATGGTGGGCAGTTTCCCGACTTAGAGGATTTGTCTTTCGTGGTGTCTTCTTCCATTGCTTCTTCTTACGCCTGGCTCCTGTCCATCGAGTGCGAGGCCGATATAAAGTCTGACCTTGACTAATGGCTTCCAAGCATAGCGGGCAGTTCACTACTATATGGTTTTTGGCGGGAAGCTCGCAAAGCGCCGTGCCTGGCCCCGTAATGAAAGCTTTCACCAACAAGTTGAAAAATTTCGAAGCGTACTTCCAGGCTCAAGTTTTTGCTGTGACTGAAAATTTAGCAAAGTCCGGGGAGAACATAACCAAGAAAACAATTCGGGAAGCAAAAACTCAGTGGGGCGTCTCTCGTATGTCCGGCAACCACTACGGCGTAAAGTTTCAGGCTTATGGACGGAGCGCGGGCCGCGAGGATAGCGGACACATGTATGATTCCGTATCTTCGGAGACAACCATTAGGAATGGCGTTGCCGTGGGCACCTACGGGTGGCAGCCTTCCGTGTATGAGCCTTATTTCGCAATGCAGGCTTTTGGTTTTGAAAGTACCGGCAGGTTCAGCCCCGGAGCGACACGAGCTTCTGGCCAAGCAAAGTTTTCCGAAGACAATGAGCCCGTGTTTATACCTGGCTTTGGTTTCGGTTCCCAAGTTGGTGCCGGCCCCTCGATTAGAAAAAGAATGAAATCCGCGTACTCTGCCGCATGGAACGAAGCGGTTAGACAGTATGAAAAGAATGGCCTCAAGGGCAACCCCGGAACATACATGCAGCAAGCAAAATCTAAACCGAATAGGTGGACCCAATAATGAGTGGCTTGGACCTGATAACGACGCAAGAACAAATTCTTGCTCACATAGAAACGCAATTCTCCGCCTACGAGGTGATAGAAGACTACATCTTGAACGAGCAAGAACTTTTGCGCGTTGACTCCAGGGTGAAGCCCTACATCGTTATTTCCTGGGACGGTCTTATGGCAGCCCCCGGAGGGGGGGCTATTTCCGGGGTTCGCTACGACGAGTATTCGTCTGGGTTTGACATTGGCGTTATTGCCCCCACCCCCAAGCAGTGTCGCAGAAGCGTCAACATAATTGTAGACAACCTGATTGGCTGGTCATACGATGACGTATCCTACCTCTCGCCAGGTGGCTCTAGCCGGCCTTTTGTGGCTGCCCAGCGGGACGGCGTGCCCCACTTGTACATGGCAATGGCGGAGTTTACGTTCCCCATGAACACCAGTGGCATCGGTGCTTATATCACACCCTAAAAAGATGGTAAACTAGAAACATGGTACTTGCATTGAATACTGTCTCAGGACAAATCGCAGACATTTCCCCCAAGATGCTTTTGCATCCCAAATTCAAAAACATTCTTGTCCCGGTAGGCGAAACCGTGGAGCCCCCCAAAGAGCTTCCCGTGGAGCCGGAGCAAGAGCCCTCTTTCGAACTTCCCGCACGAGCTATGGGCAGGAAGCCAAGAGCGAGAGTTTTTGAAAAGCAAGATGCCGAATCACATATCACTATTGAGGAAGAGAACTAATGACTAATAGCACCAGGATGTACCGTGCAAACGTTACGTTCTGTCTCGCGTACCCGGAGGCTTTTGCAGACCGCACAGCGCCCACGGCAGCCGAGCTGAATGTAGCCGCATTGGTGAACAACATCACCAAGGCGACCAACGAAGACGGAACCAGCTTTACCCTCGGAGATTCTGACACTGATGACTCAGTTATTTTCTGCGACGAAGGGCCAAGCTCGACCCCCACCTTCTATAACCCCGAAGTCACCATGGAGATTTTCCGTGACGCAGACGTAACCGCTACCGGCAAGTTCAACAATGCGTTCAACCTCATGGCGTTTCCTGACATTGCCTACATCGCTATCCTGCGAGTCGGCGCTGATTGTGACGCAGACTTCGCCGTAGGGGATCGAATCAAAATGGTCGGCGTAAAAACTGACTTTGGTATCGATGTTCTGGGCAAAGGCGATAACACTCGCATGACCCAATCTTTCCTTCTGAACGATTTCGTAAACTGGAACTATGAGGTGGCTGCATAATGACTGACGTAAAACTTCCCTCTAGCGGGAATATCCGCATTTACTGGGCCTTGGAAAACGCTTTCGCGGATTATAAGAACCCTACCGCCGAAGAGATCAACGCTTCCGCTGACGTTTCTGACGCTATCTCCTGGAACGACTTCGACTTCAACTTGTCGGCGTCCAACCAGCTTGACGACCCGGCGATTACCGCTTTGGGCAAAGTCTCAGATCGCGGTTTCCCGAACTGGGGTGGCGGAATTTCCTTCTACTACCCACAGAGTTTTGATGACGCCAATAGCGTGTACTCTACGACTTATGACCTCGTAGACAGCCCGCGCACCAAAGGTTTTATCGTTATGCGGTCCGACGGGGCGAACGCTTCCGGGACTGCCGCAGACGCGCAGATGGTTCACGTCTTCAAAATCATCACTGACGGCATGGGTGAATCCATTGTGGGCGAAGAGGCTTTCCGCTACACGGTTAGCTTGCTCCCCCAGGCCAAGTACGCAATTCGCACGATTGTTGGTGGTGGAACCGTTGTGGTTTCGCCTTCGACACTCGGAACCGTTGCTGCCGACGTAGAGGTGCTTTCTGCAACTTGGGGTACTCGCGTTTACAGCAAGGGCGTCAAGTGGTCCTCCAGCGACACGGCTATCGCCACTGTTTCTTCTGCTGGCGTGGTCACTTCCGTTGCAAGCGGAGAGGCGACGATTACCGCCACCTCTCCTAGCGCCACCACGGCAACGTGCGTAGTTACCGTCGCATAGGAACTACCCGACACGAAAAGCCCCCGCTTCGGCGGGGGTTTTTCTTTGCCCGTGATAGGATTTGGGTACAAACACTCTAGGAGGCGTCATGCCAAGCACGGACGATAAGATCGTTGAAGCGGTCAGCAAAGCCAAAAAGCCCGGCACTTTCAGCATTGTCAAGGTCGTCAAGGAACGTGGCTATCCGAAGGATTCGGTGAACGTTTACCTCAATGAGGACCTTGCCTACCAGGTTGCACAGGTCAACGAGGCTATCGACACCATTGGCAAGGAAATGGACACTGCCGGTGCGGACCCCAAGGTTTTGAACGAGTTCATGTCACGACGGGACGCTATTGTCGAAAACAGAGACGCTCTTCTGGCGCAGATGAGCGCGGAAAAGTATGTTTTTCACGTCAAGGGCATGTCCGAGGGCCAAAGGCAAGACCTTTTCGATAAGGCTGTAGAGGCTTACCCTATTGTGATAATCCAGAAATTAGATCAAGTTACTGGAGAGTTTGGAGACGTGGAAGTCGAAAGCGTCGAGCGCGACCGCCTTTTCACAACCCTTCTTTGGGAACACAGTATTGAGAAAATTGTGACCTTCGACGGGGACGTTCAAGAAGGAATCACGGAAGAAGACGCCTGGGAACTCCGCAGGAGCCTCCCCCTAGCTGCCTTGACTAACATTACGGAATCTATCGAAAGACTCCGTATTGCCACCTCGGTATTCCTGCTGACTGTGGATGAAGATTTTTTAGCCAAGTCCTAACCTGGGAAGACCACTCTTGGTTTAGGACTCTACTGAAGGCGGCTGTCAAATCTGGCCAACCGCCACAGGCCGTAATCTTCAACGACCCCCTGCACGACAAGTGGGATGCGTGGGACTACAAGCTCTTTAAGGCTCACTACATCCTTGAAGACTGGTATCGTGACGGGATTCCCCTTTGGTGGGACGAGTCTAGCCGCGTTACGTTTGACGCCTCGGCCCGTGTGTCCAAGTCTCGTGCGGCAATCGAGCGAGCGCAGGAAGCCAACGGCAAGAAAAGTGCCAAATCCTATGGGGTTTATTACGTTGCCGAACATCGCCTTATGGATGACGGCGAAATGCCCACAAGAGACGAATGGCTGAAAGAGCAAGAAGCTAAGAGAAACAACGCGCAAGAGCGGCCTCCTGGCAGGAGTGAGCCCCAGATTTTGCAAGGAAAAAAATAGTCATAAGGTAAACTGGTTGTATGCCTGGAGATATAAATACCGTAATTAGTGCCACCGACAATGTTTCTGCCATTGTCAAAAAAATCTCTGGCAATATCAACACATTGTCCAACAACTTCGAGGACTTGTCTGGCGCCCTGAAAGACCTCTCTAAGTACCAAAGAGCCTACGCCGAAAGCACGGGAGCCACAGTCAAGGCTGGCTCTGCGGCCTCTAAATCCGTACAGGACTTGACCAAAGGCGTAACCACACTTTCTTCTTCATTGAAGCAAACCGGCCCCGAGTTTGCCTCGGCAATCAACTCCATGGACGTAACTGAGATTACTCAGCAGTTCTCCAAGTTGAGCGCTACTGATATTTCCAGTCTCTCCACTAAGCTCCGCGAAGTTGGCGGTTCTATAAGTGGCTTGCTTTCGGGCAAGAAGATTGACCTCAACCTTGGCCCCGCAGTAGCGGAACTAAACGAGCTTCAGAAACTATTAGGCAAGCCCCTTTCTCCGGCCACGGATTTCTCCTCCGCCGAGGACGCTTTCAGGGAAATGCGAAACATAAACAAGAGCTTTGGCCAAGAGGTGGACGAAACATACAAGCTTCTTACTGACCCGTCCATAAATGGTCAAATTGCAAGGGCGATGCAGCCTTTTAGCGAGCTTGAGAAAACCCTAAAGAGCATCCAGAAGGGCGCAAGCTCCGAGGGCTTGGACAAGATACTCAACTTCGAGCAAGCAACGTCAAGCTCCGAGCAGCTAATTGCCAGCGTTGAGGAAATGCGGGCAAAGCTCGTTCAGCTATCTCCTGCCGCAAAACAAGGCATAAAGCCAGCGGTCCAGGAGTTCGTTGAGCTTTCTGCCAAAATTTCCAAGGCGGAAGAAGATGCCGAAAGCTTGGCGAGGCAGTTGCGCGAAGGCGAAACGCAGTTCAAGCAACAAACCGGCGGTCGAAACAACAAGCTTCAAGAAATGGGTTTCCGCAAGATCAAGCTTGATGATATTTTTCCTGGCTCCGAGCAGCAAAAGGTTGCACAGCTTCAAAACAAAATCAACAACGCCGTAAAGACCTCCATCAACGAGGGCGCGGTCAAGAAAACGCTGAACCTGTTCTTGGCGCAAGACCGTCAAATTCAGAGCGTTGACAAAAACATTGTCTCTTTGACCTCTCACCTTCCCCGCTTGCGTTACGCCATGTACGACGTGTCAAACTCTGCTGGCATTTTTGGGGCTGCGGTTATGGCGGCTGTTGTTTCGACCTTGAAGGTTTCCGCAGATTTTGAGCGAGCTTTTGCTGACGTAAAGCGTACCGTTGGCGACTCGACGGAAGCCATGAGGGATTTGCGTACCGAGTTGGTTCAGATCAGCAAGGATATTCCGGTCAGCTTTAAAGACTTGTCGGAAATTGCCACACTAGCAGGACAGCTAAACATTGCCAAAGACGTCGTGGGCGAATTTACCGAAACTGTAGCAAAGTTCTCCGCCACAACCGACGTAAGCATTGATTCTGCCGCGACGGCCTTTGGTCGCTTGGACCAACTGGTCGATGGTGTGAACGGACAGTTCGACAAGCTGGGCTCT